TTACAGCAAATCGGACTTGGATTATACTTTGGATGTCAATAGAATATTTGACAACCTATACGCAGACAAAGAGTAAGCCATGGCAATTGAACGCGGTGTAGATGACATTGATAAAGAAGTCCTTGATATTGAGGACAACTCCAAGGAAATAGAGATTGGCGTGGAGGAAGAACCTGTTGCCTCTATGTTTGATGGGTTGGGTGACGAAGACGTAGAAACCCTGGAAGATGGCACAATGCTGATCGGTGCTCCTCCTATGGAGCAGATGGATCAAGGCGAAGACTTCTATGCCAATCTGGCAGAAACCATCGATGAGTTTGAATTAGGCCGTATTTACAGTAATGCCATGGCTGATTTTCAAGCAGATAAATCTTCTCGAAAGGAGTGGGAGCAGCAATACAAGGAAGGTCTTGAATATCTTGGCATGAAGTTCGAGGACCGCACTGAGCCTTTCGAGGGCGCATCAGGTGTTATCCACCCTCTACTGGCTGAATCAGTTACTCAGTTTCAGGCACAGGCTTACAAAGAGATGTTACCCGCTGGTGGTCCTGTCAGGGCTCAGACTGTTGGCTTCGCCACCCCCGGACTGGATTTACAGGCAGCGCGTGTACAAGAGTACATGAACTATCAACTCACTCAGGTGATGAAAGAGTACGATCCTGAGACAGATCAGTTGCTGTTTTATTTACCGTTATCAGGTAGTGCGTTTAGAAAGGTTCACTTTGACCAGACTTTAAACAGAGCAGTTTCCCGATTTATTCCTTCTGAGAAAATGGTTGTGTCTTATGGCGCAACCAGTTTGGAAAGTGCAAATAGAATTACTCATGTCGTTGATATGTCGATCAATGATGTTAAGAAAATGCAGCAATCAGGGTTTTATCGTAAAACCTCGTTATCAAACATCACTGGAAACTCCAATGATCAGGATAGCATTCAGGAAGAGCTGGATGAATTGCAAGGTGTCAAACCCTCATATGCGAACAGTGATGATTGTGAAATCTACGAAATGCATGTTGAGTTGGATATTCCAGGCTACGAAGATGTTGACCAGAATGGTGAGCTGACCGGAATCAAACTTCCCTACATTGTCACACTATCACCTAAAGACTCATCGATTCTTTCGATTCGTAGGAATTACGAGCCCAATGATCCCATGCGTAAGCGTGTCGATTATTTCGTTCATTACAAGTTTTTACCAGGTGTCGGTTTTTATGGCTTTGGCCTGACTCATATGATTGGTGGATTGTCGCGTGGCGCAACCTCCATATTAAGACAGTTAATTGATGCGGGTACTTTAGCCAATTTACCCGGAGGGTTTAAAGCTAGAGGCATTCGTATCAGGGATAGTGATACACCAATCCAGCCCGGAGAATTCAGGGATATGGATGCCCCCGGAGGGTCATTGCGTGATGCACTGATGCCACTTCCATTTAAAGAACCAAGTGGTACGTTATTGAATTTATTGGGAATGCTGGTTGAATCAGGCCAGCGTTTCGCTTCCATTGGTGATATGCAGATAGGAGATGGCAATCAGGCCGCTCCTGTAGGTACGACTGTTGCGTTACTGGAGCGCGGTAGCCGTGTCATGAGCGCGATTCATAAACGATTGCATTATTCACAGCGTGTTGAGTTTGGATTACTGGCGCAGGTCTTTAAGACTTACATGCCGCCAGTTTATCCGTACATGACAGCCAATGGTAATCAGGCAGTTAAAGAAACTGACTTTGATGATCGTATAGACATTATTCCAGTATCTGATCCAAACATCTTCTCGATGAGCCAGCGCGTGATGATGGCTCAAGAAATGTTACAAATGGTTCAGGCCGCGCCAGAGATTCATGGCCCCATGGGAATTTATGAAGCATACAAGCGTATGTATGAAGCCATGGGAATACAACAGGTTGAGCAAATATTGCCGCCTCCCCCGCCCCCACCAGCCCCACTTGGCTCTGCGGAGGAGAACGGCATGTTTGTCAGCGGTCAGCCTTATCAGCCTTTTCCTGAACAGAATCATGACGCGCACATTGCATCTCATTTATACCTTTATGGGACTGCTCTTGTGCAAATGAATCCTCAGATTCAGTCTATTATCCAAGGTCATATTTATGCTCATATTGGATTAAAGGCTCAACAATTGGCGATGCAGGATCCAGAAGTCATGCAGATGCAACAACAGATGCAGCAAGTTCAGCAGTTACCTATGGGAATGCCTATGCAACCTGGTATGGCTCCTCCTATGAATCCTCAGTTAGAACAAATGCAGATGCAGATGCAGAACTTAATCGAAAGTAAAGTGTCCGAAATCACTTCTAACTTGATGGAGCAAATCGCACCAAGCTTTGGCCCTCAACAACCTGATGATCCTTTAGTTGAATTAAGAAGACAGGAACTGGCAATCAAAGCTGAAGATGTAGAACGTAAGGCAGAAGATGCAGACCAACGTATTGCTCTGGACAGAGAACGATTAAGAGAGCAAAGTCGCCTTACTGAAGAAAAGATTAATTCATCTGAAGACATTGCTGGTATGAAAGATGAGCGAACCAAAGAAAGGCTTGATCAACAGAAAGAATTAAAGATGGCAGACATGGCAAATAAGTCAATGAAAGAAATGACTGATACTTTTTTTGGGAGAAACAAATGAGTAGCGTAAGACAAAAACGTGCAGAAGTTCATAAAGCTGAAGCACGGGAAGCTGAGAGGTTAAGAGTCCACGGTGGCGACATTGTTGAAAAGATTGAAAAACTGGTTGAGGAAGTTGAAGCAACCCCGATTCCAGAAGAAAGCGTAGAGGCTAAAGCGCCAGTTAAAAAGAAAGCTAAGAAAAAGGCTGCTCCAAAAGCCAAGGCTCCAAAGAAATCCACATAGGAGGATCGAATGAATCCAATCAAACGTCAGACTTCGTTTCCACAGCCTACAGTTTCTGATAGCAAGGTCAGTGTTAAAGACCAAGGCACAGTTGATTTTGCCAAGACAGAAGATGTTGCTAACCCAGGCCCACCCAAGCCTTATGGCGCGGGTAAGATGCGTGGTGGCGGTGCGGCAATACGAGGCACTAAATTTGAAGGAATATTCTAAATGATTAGGTCAGGCGGTTTTCGTATTCCAGGCATTGGAGAAATGGAAGGTACAGATATTGATGAAATTATTCGTAGGTATAAACCTGTTTCATCTACTAAGACAAAGACTCCTAAAAAAACAAAACCCGTTGCTAAAGCTAAAGCTAAAACTAAAAATCCTAGAGTTAAAACTAAAAGAAAATCTCCTGTAGGCAGAAGAATAAATATGAGAGGTAATCGTTTTGGGTTAATAGAGGACATTGAACTTCCTCCGGTCCAAAAAAAGAAAGCAGTAGCTGTAAAGCCCAAGCCAAAGCCCAAGCCTAGACCTACATCTAGACCTACAAAAGTAGTCTCAAAACCTCAGTTTAAACCTAAAGTCACGCCGCGCCCTTCTTCGGTAAAAGTCCCTTCAAAGGCGCTTCCAACATCACCTCAAAGCAGAGAAGAAATATTAAAATCAATAGCTGGAATGCTGGGTGGTTCAGGATCATCAGGCCCAATAAGAAGTGGGATTTTTAAAGATGCTATTTATCCAGGAGATTCAGGTTACGAAGAAGCATTAGCGGAATCTAAACTAAGTGACTCTGGAGGAGGAGGATTGTTTGGTGGAGGAAGAAGACTTACTCCAGAGATAATACAAATGATTAAAGAAGCTCAAGAAGCTAGAAGAGCTACAGGTGGGGGAGGATTATTTGGTTTAATTGGTGGAGGCCAAAGAACACCAGCACCTAGTTTTCAAAATCCTTTCTTGGGTCAAATGCAAATGCAACAACCAATTAATCCTATAGTTGGTTTTCAGGACGAATCTCAACCTAAATTTCCAGACATTCCTCAATTTATGCAAAAAGCTGCTGGAGAAACCTTTGGTGGTTATGGTGGTCTTTCATCAATCAAGCCTATTATGGAATACGCTGGGATGGGAGATTCGCCTTCTGCTCCACCAACCATGAATAAAAAAAGGCCATTGCCAAGACCTCCTTATAATCCTGATGCACAGCCTGGTGGGCCATCAATGCCTAGAGATATTTTAAGACGTTTATTTACTTAAATGGATTCATTAGCGTTAGCAGATTATATTTTAAAAAAGTTCAATGATTATGAAGAACGCGCCAAAGACTATTTGTCTGGTGGCGCAATCAAAGACATGGAGGATTACAAATTCGTAATGGGTGAGTTATCAATGCTTCGCACCCTTCGCGAAGATTTAAGAGAAGCATTGCATATTGAAGGAGATATCGATGAGTGAACCCCAAGTGGACACTGTCGCACAAACGTCTATTGCAGACGCATACATTGAGCCAGAGAAAAGGGTCTTAGATCCTGAGTTACTGGACAAATCGCTCTTAGAGCGCATGCCCAACCCAGCAGGTTATCGATTATTGGTTATGCCTTACAAAGGTAAGGGAATGACTGATGGCGGTATTATGCTAACTCAATCAACCGTAGATAGAGAAAATTTATCCACGATTGTTGCTTATGTTTTAAAAGCTGGCCCCTTGGCTTATCAAGATGAAAGTAAGTTTGGAAATACTCCTTGGTGTAAGGAAGGTGATTGGGTTCTGATTGGTCGTTATGCGGGTGCTCGTTTTGCATTTGAAGACGGCGAAGAAGTAAAAATCATTAACGATGATGAAGTAATTGGGACCATAGCTGATCCCGATGACATCAAATCACTATAGGAGTAAATCATGGCTGAAGAAACCTT